CCCAATCCCAAATGGGATATCAAGTGCCTCCTGCTCACCGGTTACGTCTGATGTGAAGTTGAATTTCAAATCCAAGTCAGGCGTAAACTCTTGTATGTACTTCCTAAGAGCTCTCGAATCTCTAGCAAGTAAACTGTTTTTTACGAAATTATTAATATATGCTCTATCTTCATTACCACCCACATCTTGAATCATGTATCTCAATCGAGTTGTAACATCTTGTGATACTACCTCACCTTTAGTTAATCTATTAAGTGCTTGTATTTCAGCATTAATATCTTTTTCATCTTTATGTGTTAGTAATCTAAATATAATTTTTTTCTTACCAAGTGGCAAATCAAAATCATATCTGTTTTCTGAATTTAAATTCTTTTCATCAACTTCTTTAACTTGAACTTTGGAAAGGTCTATGTTGACTTTTTGTTTTTCTCCTGATGATGGGTCTGTTATCTCTACTTGATAATCTTTTCCATATCCTAAGATACGTGTTGCTAATAAAATAGCATTCTTATCACCAATGAATATATCACCTACATCAACTCCACTATCTACAACTACAGATTCGAATAATTTATCAAGTACCACTCCTTTTTTAATAAGGTTCTGTGATGCTAATATATCCTCTTCTTTAGCTGTCATATACTTTATTTCAATCGTACCCTTTGATAAAGGATTCGATTCGGGATAAAGTTTACCCTTAGATGGAAGATCTATTACTTCCGTTGGAAAATCATACTTTGCCATAACTTCTTTAATTGTTTTGTTCGTATATAAATATATAACTTTTAAAAAATGAGAAAAAAAAAGGCTCTCACTAAGAGAACCTTCTTCACTAAAATATATTTAATTTGATTATTAGAATTCTAAGATTGCGTAATCATAAGATAATGTTAACGTGATTTCTGCTGGGTCATTTGAACTCCAATCTAAATCATTAAACACTGCGTTATTGATAAATGCACCTTTAAGAGTCCATTGTTCAATCTTATCACCAACTGGTCCTAGTAGGTAACATTGGATATCTTTCTTATAGAAATCTGCATATCCATCTCTACCTGTAATAGATTCGTGTGATGTTCTCACCCACTCCATTACTGCTTGAGCTCCACTTGGAACGATTGGGTCAAATAATGTAATTTCTACATCTTGCCATTCTCCCTTACCCTTTAATTTACGTTTAACGTTAATGTGGTCTAGGGTTATAGTTTCAAATTGAATTGAAGGTCTATTTGCTGTTTTTATTAGATATGAAGGGATACCATCGATTTCCATGATGAATCTGTTCTTCATCTTTGGTTCGAAATTCGTATAAAACATATCGTTAAATTCTAATACTTCTGCCATGTTGTTTTTCTCCTATTATATTAATAAATATATAGTTTTTTAGTTTTTAATTAATTATGCCGTAAAAGATGCTCCAGTTGGTAAAATATTGAAATCTAACACGATGAATTCAGCAGTTTTAGTTGGTTGTAAGAAAATCTGTCCAGCCAATATATTTCTGTCGATTACATCTGGTGTGTTATTACTCTCGTCCATTACCACTCTAAATGCATATAATCCTTGTCTTTGTTGTATTCCTTCTAAATAAGGATTCACAGTATTTAAGAATTTACCTCTTGTTGTAGAAGTATTTTGTTCAAATACTAAGTATCTTGATGTTGAAGCAATATACTTCTTAACTTTAATCATCAATCTTCTAACATTGATTCTATCAAGTGCCGATGCTTTATCTTGAAGAGTCTTTTGTCCAAATGCTACGATACCTTCTCCAGGGAACTGAGCGATTGGATTAATTTTTCCTTCATATAATTCATCTCTTTCAGCGTGTGTTAATCTGTTTAGTACAGATATAGCACCTACTATACCACCTCTATTTAAACCTGCTGGTGCGAACCATTCGGCTGCAACTGCATCGTTAGAAGCATATATCCCAGGCATCAATACTGATGGTGGAACTGAAATTAACTTGTTAGTTCTTGAATCAATTGTTTTAACCCATGGGTAGTATGTACCTACGTAGTTAGAATCAACTGCTGCTCCTTGTTCGATAGCTTGTGATATTGAATCACCTGCTCCAACAGAATCACCTATGAAGAAACAATCTTCTCTAGCTTCACACATATCAACTACTTTGTCAAATACATATGAGTGGTGTCTTCTTACAATACCAGGTGCAGATACCAAGTTGATATCAAAATCATCTGGGTTAGATACTGCTGCAATTGCTTTCACATATGCAACCGAACCTACTGCAATTGAAGTTGATAAGTTAAACCCTTGTGAGTTACCACTTGATATATTAGCTCCCAAATCGATAGATATTGTTGGGTCTATCCCATCAAATCCACCTTGGAAACCTACTGTAAATTGTCTTTTGTTCATATCAGCTGAAAGTGAACCGGTTAGTTCATATCCATATGCCTTAGTTCCTCCAACTACATTTACTGTTCCATCAAATGCAAATACTGTGTTTCCACCTTGTGTTGCTGATGTTGGTATTGGAGATAAATAATTGTTGTTATCTATCTTAACTTGAGCAGTTTCTAAATCAATACCACTAAATGATACATTTTTAGATGCTGAATTTGCATCAGAACCAGTATTAAATAATACTGATGGTACGATACTTTCTCCAAGTCCATGAGAACCAATATTACCAACGAAAATTGGATTGTAATATTTATCATGTGCAAATGGTCCAGCAACGATAGGATGAGCTCCCTCTGCAACACATTCTACTCTTACGAATTTAGAACGGTTAGGGTAATCACCATTTTCTGTTTGCTTTCCAAGTGTATCAATAACTAAGTTTCTATCACCAATTACTTTTTTGATGTAATTAGGAGAAGCTGGGTCTAAGTTTAAGTTATTATAAGTTTCTAATACTGATTTTCTTTTATCCGTATCAGAGTATCCTCTAATCATTAATGAGAAGGTAGCGTAATCAGTTGCATTAGATGAACCTGCTGCTTTTACATTAAATATAGATACTTTATATTCTTTATTGTATACAGTACCATCACCGATAGTATGTAATTTGAAAAGGTTGTGTCTTTCACCAGATACTAACTGAGATTGTATCCATGGTGTAGAAGAATGTTGCATATCAAACGCTAATGCTTGGTCTGCTAATGTAATCATAGATACTTGTTCTTGACCATTTGAAATTGCAGTAGCTGCTGCTTTTTCAAAGTAGTTATATGCGTATCCATCTTTAGTTCCTCTTGGATTAATACCGAAAACATCACCTATATCATTTCCAGCTGAAGGATTAATAGAAGCTGATATTCCAGATTCTCCTACAAGTGTTATTTCAAAAGCGGATGCTGATACAGATGCAGCTACTGCTGAACCTGCTAATGTTCCACTTCCTAAATGTGTTTCAAATAATGTTCCTATGATTTTTTGACCCGATACAGAACCACTACTTACTATAGATACTGGTGCTGTTTGGGTATACCCACCTTGATGACCAACACGAACAATAGTTACTGTTCCTGCTTCTCTAAGATAGTTTTGTACGGTATATCCTGTATAGTATGATCCATCAGGTGTACCGAAAATTTGTTCGAATTCCGATTGGGTGTTAACAATTGTTGGTACGAATGCTGGTCCTTTGTGAAAAGGTCCTATTACAGCTGCTCCGATTTCTCCAACTCCTTGTGATAAGAAAGAAAGGTCATTTTCTCTCGTAAAAACCCCAGGTGATACAATTTTTTCTGCCATGTTTATTACTCCTTGTTATATTGTGTTGAATGTTGATACTCTTATATAAGTATAATCTATTTTATCTAAAATACATTTTATGGGTTAACTTCCTCTAAAATTTCTTTATTTTTTTCAGTTGGTGTAAATGTATTAGTTTCTGGATCATAATTTCCATCACCATATGTATCATTTAAACCTTTAAAAAGTTCTTGCTCTTTCTGTACTAAATCAGAATGTTTATTTAACAAATCTTGTTCAACTACATCAAGCTCATCGATTCTTCTTTTCTTTTCTATTGCCAACTGTCCCAATCTTGTGAATACATTTGCAACATCTTGTCTCAAATCAGTTATTGATTGGACTTCTTCTTTTGTAAACTTAAGTGCTTTCGCCATCTTTTTTTATTTTTGTGAATTATTATGTAATATATATAAATATATAGATTTTTCTCAAACGTAAAATTTATCTCTAACTAACTGTAAATGTTAGTGTACTTGAGTAGCTACTCAATAACCCATTTGTTGAGTATTGTCTTACTCTTGCATATCTTGTACCAGTTCCAATATCAAACGAATCTCCTATTTCTGTAGTTTGTAAAAATACGTTTGACCATAATGTTTCATTAACCAATGGTGAAGAAAAATCTGAATTGTTATCTATTTGTACATCGTATACATCATTTGTACCATCTCCGGTCCAAGATAATTTAAGAGTACCATTTGTCCATACTAATGATGTTGGTGCACTACCACCTGTTTCATCAGAATGTGAATTTCCTCCTTTATTATGAGTTATATACCCATTAACTAAATATGTATCATTTGTTTCAACATCAATTGAAACTATTTCAGTTGTTGAATTAATAGCAACTATAGAAACAACATCAACTTCAGTAATATTACCTGAAACTTCTTTTATTAATTTATCGTTTGTATTAATGTTCATCATTTCTTTGAACCTATATTCACTATCACTACCATCCTTTACCAACATTGGGTGTTCACCAGTTGCAGTTACCTCTCCATCATTTATATTATAAATTCTACTAGCAAATGAATATGTTAAGTTTTCAACAGATACATCTTCTGCAGTTGTTGATAATGATGTAGCTGACCAATCTAGGAATGTACTTTCATCAGTACCTAATCCTCCGATTGAAAATCCTCTCAACTCATCTCCTTCTTCTAAATCCCCAACTTCTATAATAGTACCATCTGAAAGTGTTACAGGTGAATCTACGGTTAAACATAATGCTGCTGAGTTTCCATCATATGAATCTACTGCAAAAACAGTTTTTCCGATATTTGTATTATATCGTGTTGCGTGGTCATTAAAACCATCATTAAATTTTCCATTAAGTGTATGTGACTGTGCACCTAATAAGGTTGTTTGTGAACTTGCTCCTTGTGGGTTTATTGAACCAACTGTAATTACGGCAGTTAAATCTTGATTTGATGCTATACTTAAAAAACCAGCAGTATCTCCTGAAGAATTGAAAGTTGGAGTTACTGACCAAGTAAAGTTTTGATATCTTGAAGATATCTGTGTAAATTTAGAACCTGCTCCTGAGAAACTCATATCATATGTTTCATTAGTAGCTTCTACTGCATATGTAAATCCTCCCAAGGTTGAATCTACAGAATCAATTGCATAATCATCTAACTTTACAATAGTTCCTGCTGAACTATTTATTGCATTTAATGATACATTCGAACTTTGAGTAATTCCACGTGCTCCTGCTAAACCATTTAAACTGAGTGTATCTCCTGAACTTCTTGCCATGTTGTTGTTTCCTATATATTATAAATATAAACTAATTCGTCTATCCACTTATCCTTATTTGTGAAATTTTCTTTCATATATGATTTTAAAGATAAGAACCATTGATTCTTTTCTTCATAAGGAGTATCCGTTAACTCTCTATAAATATCACCAAATTCTTTTTTAGTTGATGCACGATAAGGATAATTAAAATCTTTACACCAAGTTTTGTGTAAAATTGGTAATTTACCATAATCTACTGCTTCAAATATACCATATCCAAACGGTTCATTATTAAAACATGAATGTGAGATACCCCAATCCATATTATAGAATGTATCTCTGTATTCAGACTTATAATGATAAGTTTTCATTTTACGAGTATCCATTTTCAATCCGTTTTTCCAAAGAACATTAAATTCACTTGAATTAGTGAATACATATGATGGAAGTCCATCTAAGTAACGTGGATTCTTTCTACCTTCACTTCTTGCTGCAAATCCAATTCGTTTTGAATCAGATAATCGTAAGTTT